TTAAAGATTCTTTTGCTTTTTGTTTAACAACAGCAGCATTATATACTACTTTGATTTCTGCGTAAAATTTATTTAAGAAAATATTTTTACCATCTTGTGAATATTGAATATTACCAAAAAAATTATTACCTTCTTCTCTTCCTTGTACACTAACAATACTTGTTGGTGTTTTATCTAAAATAATACTATCTGCACCATTTTCTTTTTGTTCAAACTCTTGAGTTCCAGATGCACCAGTATTAACTTCAAGATTAGGCATATTACAAATTGCATCTTTCATTTTTGCTTGACCAGCTGCAAGAGATTCTGGAGATAATTCTGGAACTTCTGAAAAATCTAAATTAGGTAATGTCGGAAAAGATAAACTAGGTAAACCTAAATCACTAAGTGAAGGTAATTCAAAACCAGTAATTGGGTCAAGGTTAGGACTAGTAGTTTGTTCAACTGTATAAATTACCTTAATCTTTTTATATACTTGTCTTGTTGTTACTATAGTATCATCACCATCTGATGAAGTTGTATAACCTACACCACCGAAAAAATTAGTTCCCTCTTTCATACCTTGTACTTGAGTAATACTTTTATAAACTTCTGTGATTATGACTGTATCTGTGTTTTCTCCAGTCTCTTCTTTTTCAACATCTGCAACTGATGGACTAGCACCACTTGCAAGTTCAGAAGTTGCAGTACTTATCAAAGTATCTATGTCAGTACCAACCTTATCAAGTGCATCAGTAAACTTTCCTTTGAGGTCATTTAGTTTTTCTGCTGCTTCACTAGACTTGAGTGGGTCAAGAGTTAAGTTTATAAATTTGTCAAACTCTTCTTGAAAAGATTCAAATGGTTCATCTGGTATTTTTTCTGCAAGATTGTCGAGTTCTTTTTCTAACTCTGGAAGTTTTGCATCAAGTTCTGCTTTTAAGTCAGATGCAACTGCATCTATCTTTTCTGTAATCTTAGATTCTATTTCTGCAATTTTATCTGTTACTGCATCTAAAGATAAATTTTTACCACAAAGCGCCATCTTAGTTCCTAATTAGGTGTAGAGGTTTGATTACCAGCAACTCCAGCAGGGTCAGTATGCGTATGACCAGTAAGTAATATACCAGATGCATTTACTTCACTTCCACTAGCAGCCATAGTAATTGTTCCAACACCAGTTACAGTATCGTTTAAAGTACCACCTATTGTTCTGACAACATTATTAGATATAGTTTCGGTTAAAGATGTTTCCGTAACTATAGCCATTTCAGTTGCAGATTTAATATTCATTTGTGTTCCAGATATCATAGTTGTTTTACCACTAATAGATGATTGTACATGATTTTGTAATGCAGTAACTTTGATATCACTAAACACTAATGTTGTTTCATTTTTACCAACTGTTTTCTTATCATCACCTTTTACATTTTCTATTCGATTACCTTTTAATAATATTTCTGTATCTGCACCAACTGTTTGAACAAATTTGTCGGAAATGTTTTCTGCAACTGTTCCTCTAATTTCTGCTTGTATGTTTCCACCAGAAGTACCAGCACCAACTTTCATTAATTTATTTTTATGTATCTTTTGTGTGAAATCACCCTCAACCTCAAGAACATAATCACCTTTAATAAGTTGTCTTACATTTCCATCTACTGTAAGATTAATACTACCTTGAACATAACAATTTCTGTTTCCAACAACTATTTCATAATCGTCACCAACTATTTTTACAACTTTACTTCCGTCTGGATGTATTTCTTCAAAAGAACCAGACCTATGATAAGTAAAAAGTCTTTCTCCCTCTGGACTATCATCTATTTCATGTATATGTCCACTTTCTGATTCATGGACATGATTAAATGGATAAAAAGAAACTGAATTTGATTTTGCATCTAGTTCATTCCATGATGTACGACTTTCTTGAACAGCTGCATCTTCAACTGTTGGTATATAAGGTTTAGTTGCAATCGGAACTTCAGTAACTTGTGCTTTTCTTCTTGTAAATAATGAGGGATGAGTATCTCCAACTAATCCTTGTGCAAGTCTATTTACGTCAACTTCGCCTGTGGTTTTTGGATACACACCATTAGGGTCATTAAATCCTTTAGTACCATCTGGTGAACTCAAATTAAAGCCAGGCAAACTACCCAATATTATTGGTTCTTGAAACAAAGTATCTCTAAAGAATCCTAAAACCCAAGAACCCTCAACTAAAAATGGTGGTGTTTCTCCCATACCATTCATAGATGGTACAGTTGTTGGATTCATTACCCACGCCCAAGGTAAATCTTCTGTTTGTATTTCATCTTTGTTTTCTGTGTGATATCCAACTGCACGAACACGAACACGACCAAGTTTATTTGGGTCATCTCTATCTTCGACAACTCCAGTAAACCAAGTGAAACCATCTTTTCCGATAAAAAAGTTTTCCATGTGTTTATTTAGTCTGAATATAAAAAAAGAGAGAACTCGTCAGTTCCCTCTTTCGCAATTTCAGTTTTGTTTAAAGTCAAAAACTGGGGGCAATCCTCAAAACGACTATTTGGAATTTTCGCAACTTAATCTACTCTATATCCAAATTCTAAAATATAACTTGTGAAATCTTTGACGTAACCTTCCAAACATTTTTGTCGATAGAATTATTCATCTTGTTAAAATAGTTATTCGCTTTTTGCAACTGATTAATAGTAAAGAACTTAGATGACTTATCACCGTTCTTGTAAATTACCTCAATCTCATAACCTTTTTTCATAATATTTTCCATACTTCCTCTCTTTCTAATCGTATGTTACTTGAGCTGCATAATCAATCTCATTAAAGATTTTTTCCAACTCTGCAATTTTTTCTTTACACTTCATCTTTGCAAAACCGTTCCCAGGCGTTTTCTTTTCTTTTTCTAAAGACTTTAACATATCTTTGAAGTACTTATAATCATTTTGCAACTTTGAAAGATAATCTTTATAATCCATAATTAAACTCCATTATCAAAAACATTAGTATCTGCATCAGTTATAAATGCATCTTTTACATCATCAAACAACTTAGTGAAATGGTCATAATTTTTCCACCATGCAGTTTTACAAGCAAGAGCATCTAAATAAACTGTATCCTTAACATTTTTCCAATCAACATCATTAATATCTTTATTCCATATTTTTGGTTTTACCCAATTGTAGATATGTGATTTAACTAACTTATCTACATCACTTTGATACACCATCTTACACATTACACACCCCACTTTAAATTGTTATCTTCTAAAATAATATCTCTTATCTTTTCTCTATCAACAGAGTCAGCACAAAACTCTTGACCAACCTTTTCAATATGTTTTTTAACAGCATTGATAACCATTGAATTAGTCATACCCTTGATAGGATACAACCCAGACTTTTCGTTATAGAACAAATCTACATAAGCAACAAAGTCACAAATTTGATTTACGATTTTCTCCATTACTTAACTCCTTGTTCTATAGCAGCAGCGATAATGATAGGAGTCAAAACTTCTTCAACTCTATCTTCCCAATGACTCCAAGTCATTCTATTCGCATAACTTGTTTCTCTATAACCAACAGACCAACCATAGATATCTTTGAAAAGTCTTGATTGATTACAAAGACCATTATTGAAAAGGTCATAAGCAGCATTTTGAGCACGTCTGAACTTTTCTAAATGTTTGTTCTTTGTTTTTGGAAACTCACATCTACCCTCAAAAGGTAACAACTCAGTTAACTTATCACACAAGTCTTTAAACCCCTCATTAACACCCCAAGGATTTTTGAACATTTCTTCTTGATAACCTTTATACATATTTTTTTCTCTCTTTCTCTTGATTATACTTTACAATACCATGTTCTGATAACATTGTCAACCCCCCAAGAAAAATCCTTGCAAATCAAAGACTTACAAGGATTGACTTTTTGAGAGAAATGCGAATCAATGCGAATCACTTTATTAATATGGTACAAAATCTAAATCCTCTCCGTATTCAAAATGTCCATTGTCCATATCGAATACACATCTTGCAATATCTGTTACCCAACATTTATTGACAACAATACCATATTTTTCTCCGACATTTTGACACAATTCAATCTTATTTATTTTTGCAAGACCAAATTTACCCATGACGGTATCACCAACTTCTAAGAAGTTTTTCTTATCTAAATTATCCATTATTTATTCTCCACAATTTTAATTTCACCCTTAGCGATTTTTTCTTTGAATTTATTCAACCATGAAACAGCCATTGACTTTTCATCACTTGCACCCTCTGAAATATTAATCATGCAACTTTCAAAAGTATCGAAATACTTTTTTGTTGTTTCATCTTGAAAAATATCTAATTGTGTCATTTTTGACTCCTCTAAAATTAATTTCTTTCCTCATTATACGAATCACTATACCATGTTTTCATAACATTGTCAACACTTAATTTAACATTGACAAAAGAAAATCAGATAAGCACCATAGGTTATAACACTAAAATAACCTATGATACCAACTGTCAAGAGAAAACCCATTAGCGACTTCTATTCAAAATTTCGTTGTTGATTTCTTCTATAGACATACTTGCAAATCTAGCACTAAACTCTGCATCAGTTTCAATATTTAAAACCTTACAAAGTTTGTCAAGAGTCTCTTGACCACTTGATGACATTCTATCATATTCCCAACATAGGTCAACAACCAATTTTGTAACTTGTGATTTGTTTAACGACATTATGCAGCCTCCACTATTTCATAATCTTTATTCCATTTACCAACACTAATTGATACATAGTAAGCAATATCAAAATAATCTGTCATTGCATCTGATTTATTATACCAAACTTTTCCACCATTTTTAGCAGGAGCAGTATGAGCAATCTCAGAAACCTTATCTAAAATTTTTGCATTTTCTTCACCGTAAAAATCCTTAGTGTGAAAATGATTGATTTGATGATAACCATCAAGATTGTCCATCTTGGTTTCATGAGTATACTTGTCAAAGTATTCATACTCTGCAAACCTTGGGCCTTTCATAAAATTAATATTGACACCCAACCAATGGTCACGAGTAACTGAAAATTTATATTGTGGAAATTCTTTTTTCAATTCATTACGAATATGTTTAACATCTTCAGCAGATATATAAGCCATAATTAACCTCTCATTTCTACAGCATTATTAAATAATTCTTTTGCACCATCATCAGTAGCAAAACCGTTCTCACTTGCGAAGTCCATAGAACTTGTGAACATCACTTCACCAAAAATCTTTTTGGTATCAAGGATATATGCAAGCATCTTAGGAGTCTTTGCAAAACCAACTTGATTACCAGCACCGATAAAAACACCGATACCACCGTTTTGAGCATCTATAAAAACTGTTTCTTTCATATTTTCTCTCTTTCTCTTGATTACATATATAATGTACTATGTTATCAGAACAAAGTCAAGGGTTATTTTAAGTCATTGTTTTTATTGAATAATTTTAGGGGGGTAGGGGTGGTCATTTTGCGAATCGGTGCGAATCACCGAATCACCTACGACCAAAGAATTTCTTTGCAACATTAATCGGATTTTTTAAATCTTGGTAGACATCATCTATGAAGTTAATATGTTTATCTAACTTATCAAGTCGTTCTTCTATTCTATCAAGTTTATCTTCAATCCTCTTCAGAGTCGATTCTAGTTGTATGTCTATTTGTTTATTCATCTTATTGAATCCATCATAACTAAAATACAAACATAAAAAAATGCAAAGATAAAAACTGGTGTTGCATTACTTATTTGTTTATTTGATTTAGGTATTTGTTTTACATAATGTGAACCCATATAGTCTCTATCCCATGCATCTCTTCTTGTATCTTTTTTTGTTTGGTCATATTTTATTGATAAAGGGTCAACCTTATAATCTTCTTTCATTTTTTACTTTCTAATTCTTCATTCACAAAACTTTGCAATTCTTCTGTCATTGGGACTATTGTTTTATCCCACCATTTTATAAATGCATTATAATCATTATCAAAATAACTTTCTAGTATAAATGTTTCTATTTGTGAACAATTAAAAGCCATTGACGGTTGTATTAAAAAATTTGCAGATAATACTTCACACATTGAAAGTTGCATAATAAATTGATTTAACATTTCTACTTCCACTTATTCTTCACTCCCAAATATTTTATTATGAGTATTATTTACTCTTACAAATGTTGCACACTTAGATAAAGACTTTAATCTTTTTGCACCAACGTAAGTACACGCAGAACGAATACCACTAAGAATATCTATCAGAGTATTCTTGACAGGCCCTTTGTAGGGAACTGAAACTGTCTTACCCTCGACACCACGATATTCTCTATGAGGTACATTATGTCTATCCATTGCAGTTTCAGATGCCATACCATAGAATTCCATCTTACCATTTTTAACAACACCATCACATTCATCATGTCCTGCTAACATTCCACCAATCATTACAAAATCAGCACCAGCGGCAAACGCTTTCACGATATCACCAGAATTATTACAACCACCATCTGCAATAATATGTGCATTGAGTCCATGAGCTGCATCTGCACATTCCATGACAGCGGAAAGTTGTGGATAACCAATTCCAGTTTTAATTCGTGTCGTACAAACAGACCCAGGCCCTACACCGACTTTTATAATATCTGCACCAGCAAGAATCAACTCTTGTGTCATATCAGCAGTCACCACATTACCAGCGACAATCGTTGCATCTGGTAATCGCATACGAATATCTTTTACTGCATCAATCACAGAAATAGTATATCCGTTTGCAACATCAATACCAATGAACTCCCATTTTAAATGATGAGTAATCAAATGTTGAATATCATCAACACCAGTCATCATACAAACATTTTTACCTAACATCTTATTGTCAGTTGTTCCAACTCTCCACCATGTTGCATCTTTTTTCATATAATGACGAGCTGGACAAGTAATCATATTCTGTTCTAACATTTTTTCATTCATTTGTGGAGTCCCTACGGTATCCATATTAGATGCCATAATCGGAACACCTTTCCAAGTCTTACCACTATGAACAAATGTAAACTCACGATTCATATCAACATCATATCGTGAAGTCAGAGTAGACCGTTTAGGTCGAATCAATACATCATCATAATCAAGTTTTACATCATCTTCTATTCTCATGAAACCACTCCACTAGGAACAACAACTTTCCAACCCATTCTTTTTTCTTGGTATTCTCCGTACCTATCGTCAATCCAATCACCATGTTTTAGATACCATTCACAATGACGAATATATGCAGAATGGTCAGCGCATTTCGCAATCGCACCATCAACCTTTCTTCTCATATTATTCCTCTCAGCACTTAGAAGGGATTTTTGGGTTTTTATCCATTGAACAACTTTCTTTCGACTCAAAGGGTCATCATCTGGTCTTGCAAGAACACTCGAATGAATATTCGCATACTTCGGTGGATTTTCTTTCAACCTTTTCTCTCTTGCAACTCTCAGACGCTCTGCGGCTTTTTTTCGTTGTTCCTCACTCATTTTACGTCTGGTCATATCAAGTCGCTCCACTTCTTTAGTTTTTCTCTCTTTTCCTCTCTACGTTTCTCAATCTCTGTCCAAGAGAGAATATCCCATTCGACCAACAAATCAATCATTGCGTAAACATCTCCGACCTCATCTTTGAATTTCTGTCTGTCAAAGATTTCACTTCTTCGTAAGTTCTTAGAACATTCTTGAATGAGTTCTCCACACTCTTCCATGAGTATGACCATGAGTTGTTGTCTTTCATCTAAGGTTTTCATTTCACTCATTGTTCTTTTAATACCCATATAACTTTTTCAGAACCATCTTTGTAGGTCAAAGGAATCGCTGGAACATTTTTGTTCCTATCTTTATAATCCCACTCCCATTGATAACCTTGTTCAACTTGTTTATTTGCAGTTTTAAAAAATTCTGCATTGTCATATATAAATGAACCCAACACAGACATTATTAATGTTTCTATCATGATTACTCCTAACTAACTTTTATTGCAATATATATGCAAAGACCGATAATTAAAAGTTTACCATAATCTAGGTCATACTTTGTACCCTCACCAAATCTTCGATTAAAATCTAAATTGCACCAATCAATAATTCTACCCCACATATCTTTACTCCTTATTGTAATTAAAATGTATAATAGTTTAAATAAATTCTTTTCATGTATCATCAAATCTTTACTTCTGTATTCCCAAGATACAGTTTCATAGATATACTCACCTTTGTATGGATTACTTTTCTTTGTCATGTACATATAATGCAATCATACCATAATGAAGAACTTTCAATAGGTCTTTTCTTGCATCCTCTCTTGAACCTTTTTTTCCATATCGTTGTGCATACTTTAATATGTTACCCAAACAAAAACCAGTACCATGACCAGAGTCAATAATGAACTCTGTTGCTTGATATTTATTTTGTGAGTAATGTTCTCCGTATGTCTTATCAACATATTCTTTTAATTCCTTTAGAACTCTATCCTCATGATACTTGTAATCAACACTCTCAGATTTTGGGGGAGTGGGTTCTTCGATTACTTTCTTATTACCAAATAATTTCATAAAATATCTTTCTGTATCTTTATTGCATTTATAGATTATATAACTATGTGTAGTTTAACACCCCCACCCCCATATGTCAAGTCATGCAGAGAACTCTTTCGAGTCCCCTAGTCTAGTCTACTCATATTATATGCTGTTATACCATAGTCACCTAGTACCTTTGCAAAGGCTCTTGCGTAGTTTTCTTTTCTCGCAATACTCTGACCGAAATCAGAAACCCAGACAGTCCAACCACCATAGTAAGAGTCTTTCCTACCTATGTTGTTTTTCTTCATCCAAGTAACGAACTTTCCCCTAGCGGGCTTAATGTTAATCCATGCGAAACCACATAGACCGTCTGCAACATAATATGTTTCTTTTGAATAGTCTATGTCATCTCCTAGCGGTGTGGTAGGTGTTCCGACAACCATAGGTGTTGGTGTGCAACCGTGTCCAGCAGCCATACCAGCAGAATGTGCCTCTGCATATATCATAGCAGGATTATCTGAAATTGAATTCTTTTTCATATTAGATTCCTTTCTCTCATTACAGAATCAGTATAACCGATTCGCTATGCTATGTCAAGTCACTTATATAAATGTAATGAAAACAAAGGGTTAGCTGGGTGTTTTTGTGGTGTTTCGTGGGGATTTCGTGATGATTCGCATGGTGATTCGCAAAATCTGCCGATAAATGTCAGAATTTAATCACTACAGTATACGATTTATTTTAACCTTTTATTAATATGTCCGATTTACTTCTATTATACTACAGATAGGTAAATCTTTTCCGATACGACAATTTCCTCTATAGTATTCTATTATCATACACACAATAAACAATAGAAAAAAACTAGGAAATATAAGTCTATCCCAATGATTTTTTAACCAATTTACCATAGACCTAATAACCTTCCGTTACCTATTATAATGAATAGACAAGTAACTATATGTAAGAGAAACCAAAAGGTTCTTATAGTAAGGTGTACATGGTCATCTTTCTCTTCATCATCATACGCATGACTTCCCATTGCTTTACACCAATACTTCCACAACCTATTCATCATATTCTTCAATTATCTTTTTATGTTTGTTTATCCAATC